TACCGATCTCGATGCGGTCATTATGACGCAATACCAACTTGTCGCGGCTGCCGCTAACGTTCCGTCAGTTAAGCTATTAGGAACGTCGCCAAAGGGCTTTAACACGACGGGAGAATTCGAGGAGTCCAATTATCACGAAATGCTAGAAAGCTTACAGACGCACGCCTTGACGCCTTTACTTGAGCGTCACCACCTATTATTGATTCGCTCTGAAATTGCGCCAAAATTCAACATCGAACCTTTCAATACGACAGTTACTTGGAAACCACTCGACGCCATGACTGCTAAAGAGTTAGCCGAGCTTAATAAGATGAAAGCCGAAACCGGTGGGCTATTGATGAATGCCGGAGCGATCGACGGTATGGACGAGCGCCAACGCGTGATTAACGATCCAGAAAGCGGGTATACTGGTTTAGTGGACGAAATGCCTAATGAAGAAATACTAAGTGATCCTAACGAGGGCTAGTCATGCCAAAGTCACCCCCATTAACTAAGCGTAAAAGAAGATGGGCTAAAAATAGAGACGTAATATTGAAAGGCAATACTTTACGATATAACGCTGCGCAACAGGAAAGATACGCAAAGGAATTAAATAGGCTAATCAACGAAATGGTTATAGAAGTTAAAGTAAAAACTATACGTTTATTTAAAGCCGAATCCACGTCAATTGAAGCAGTGGCAATGGATGCGAGCTTAGCTAGTCAAGCGCGTATTTTAATGAATGCGCTAACCGATAAATTTAGTCAGTTATTTTCCTCGAAAGCTAAAATATTAGCCGACCGTATGGTACGTGGTGCAGCCCAAACGAGTAAAACGAATTTACATAGTAGCCTTAAGCAATTAAGCGGCGGATTGTCGCTCAAGACTGGCGTAGTCCCTTTGGGGATGGAAGAAGTCGCAAAGGCTAGCGTTGCCGAAAATGTGTCATTAATTAAGTCTATTCCCGAGCAATACTTCAAGGACATAACGGGCGCGGTCATGCGTTCGATTACGACTGGAAATGGTTTAGCCGATCTTGTTTCCGAAATTGATAAGTACGCCGGCCAGACTAAACGACGCGCCGAAAATCTAGCGCTAGATCAAACTCGGAAAGCCTACAACTCGATTAATAAACAACGTATGCAGGCGATAGGTGTTCGTCAGTTTGAGTGGATACATAGCGGCGGTGGACAAGTCCCACGGGAGTCACACTTAAAGATTAGTGGACACATATTCGACTTTGATAAAGTAGAGGAACAACAGGCAGCGTTAGGCGTTCCGGAAAGAGATCGCGGGATTCCCGGGTTTCCCGTAAACTGCCGGTGTACAATGTTACCAGTGATTAATTTCGAACAGGAGTAACTAACATGCCGTTAGTTCATGGACACAGCCAGAAAGCGATTAGCAAGAATATCGAAATTGAAAAAAATGCTCACCCGGATATGTCTAACGCACAAGCTGCGGCAATTGCTTTTGCGACAGCACGTAAAGCTAAAGACAAAGAAATTAATCCGAATGCTTATACAACAGGCCCCACGAAAGATGATGACAAGGGCGAAACTTTCCGTATTTACGATACAAACGGTTGGGCGGAAATTAAAGATAATCCAATTAGTAAGGTCGGGATATTTCCGTATTCCGGCGCGCAAATATCGCCAGACTTAGACCCGGATAGAATCTATAAAGTCTATCGCCCGGAAGAAGAACTAAATAACCCGGAAGCGATTGCTTCTTTTAAATTGCTACCGTGGACAGATGAACACGCAATGTTAGGTTCCGAAGATGGCATGCAAGCACCCGAGAAAAAGGGCGTTCATGGTGTGGTTGGAGAAGACGTCTATTTTGACGACGGGTATTTAAAAGCGAATCTTAAAGTATTTTCGAATAAGCTTGCGGAACTAATAGACAGCGGGAAAAAAGAATTGTCCATCGGGTACCGGTGCTTGTATGATAACTCACCAGGCGTGTATGATGGTGAGAGTTACGACTTTATCCAACGAAACATTAGAGGTAATCATCTAGCGTTAGTCGAGGAGGGAAGATCGGGGCATGATGTAGCAGTGCTGGATCAATTCAAGTTTACTTTTGACACCAAGGGGTTAATTATGTCAGATATGAAAGACAAGGCGAAAGACGATATGGAAGAAGCAATGACACTTGAAGAATGCTCCCGCGCTATTCGAGAAATCATGCAGATGATGAAAAAAGAAAAAGTCGAAGATAACGAAGAAGAAGCTTCGAAAGAATTAAGCAAGAAAGCTGCGGAAGAAGGCGACGCCAAAGACGCAGAGGGTGAATATAATAAATTTGTTAATAAAGCCGAAGTAACGGGCGACGATGCGGAAGAAGACGCCGAGAAAGAAAAAGCCGATATTAGCGAAGATGAGGACGAATCGAAACCTGACGGTGATACAAGAAAACCGGCGGGTATGGATGCTAAACTTGTTATGCGTGAAATTAACCGTCGTAACAACCTAGCTGAAAAATTATCAAAACACATTGGTACCTTCGATCATGCCGAAAAGACGTTTTCCGAAGTTGCCAAATACGGCGTTAAAAAGCTTGGTCTTAACTGCAAACCCGGTCACGAAGCCTCCGTACTCGAAGGTTTCCTCGCAGGCGCAAAACAGTCAGTACCGACCTTCGCCAAAGATCAACAAATCGAATCCAGTTGTGTGGACGCGTATTTAAAAGGGAGTAAATAACTATGGGTTTCCAATCTGAAGTTTTCTTACAACAAGGTTTCGGCGTTCCCGGCGAACAATATTCTGACGGCCCTTGGAGAGCGCAAAGTTATTCGATTGATTCTACAGACGCGACTAATAATATTATTGGCGCGACGATGTGTTCAATCACGGGTCAAGGCGTTTGTGCTGCCGGTAACACTGGCGGTACCGCAGTATTCGCCGGTCTATTAGTCGATCCTAAAGATATAGCGCTATTCGGCTCTGGTGGTATCCCATTAAATCCGACATTGACCGTACCAAATTTCACACAAGTAGAATGTGCAACGATGGGCAGTTATGTTGTGACCTTACCGGGTGCAGCCGCGATTGGCGATTGGGTTATTTACGATCAAACAACCGGTGCGATTAGTACCGTTGCTCCGGGAACATCATTGCCAATGGGTAGCTCATGGGGTAATGCAGTCGTCGATTACTTTACAGTAGCGGGCGCAGGTTTAGCGGTTATTACAATGAACCCCGGCGTAGGTCAACCAACTAACTAATGGAAGGAATAATAGTCATGATGAATCGTGTTAGTAAGGTACATTCTTATTTGCCCGGCGGGAAAGTAAGATCATTAGAAGATTTTAAGGCAGACCAATATAAGTCATTAGCCAAGATCGGTATTACGATGGATGATCGTACAGTCCGGCTATTGATGAAGTCTAAAGCGGCAATGGATTCCATGTATTCTATGGACGCCATACAACCAACCGTAACGACCGGATCAGTTGGTACTCCGGTTCAATTCCTGCAAAATTGGTTGCCCGGCTTTGTATTTGTGATTACTGCCGCCCGTAAGATCGACGATATTATCGGTCTGATGGTTACTGGCTCTTGGGAGGACGAACAGATCGTACAGGGCGTGTTAGAACGTACGGGTTTCGCGATTCCTTATGGCGACTATACAAACGTCCCATTATCAAGCTGGAATACTAACTTTAACTATCGTACGGTCGTACGTTTTGAAGAAGGTATGAAAGTCGGTAATTTAGAAGCTGCACGTTCGGCACGTCTTGAAGTTGACGACGCGGGCATGAAGCGAGAAGCAGCGGCGCTGTCTCTCGAAATCATCCGTAATGATGTCGGCTTTAACGGTTTCAACGCAGGCGACAATAATACATACGGATTCTTAAACGATCCCGGTTTATTGGACTATACTCAAGTTGCTGCGGGTGCCTCAACTTTCACAACTTGGTCAACTAAGACCTTTTTAGAAATTTGCAAAGACATTCGTACCGCAATTGTTACCTTACGTACACAGTCACAAGATACAATCGATCCAGAAAAGATTGATTTAACACTCGCAATATCGACAGATGCCGTTGATTACCTATCCACAACGTCTGATTTCGGTATTTCCGTACGTGATTGGTTGAGAGAAGCATACCCACGCATTCGCGTCGTATCTGCGCCTCAATTAAATAATGCACATAGCAGCGACAACGTATTCTATTTACAAGCCGATAAAATTGACGATATGTCAACCGATGGCGGTAAAGTGTGGATACAGCCTGTCCCTACTAAGTTCCAAGTATTAGGCGTACAACAACTTGCGAAAGCGTATGAGGAAGATTATTCAAACGCGACCGCCGGTGCAATGTGTAAGCGTCCTTATGCAGTAACACGTTGGTTCGGAATTTAATTGACGATATAGACATTAGCGTTATACTCGAAAGGGATATAACGCTAATTTTCTAAAAGGAATCAATTATAATGGCTTACGTTTATTGTACTGCTTCAAATTCTACAACTTATTGCGATTACGGCGTGCAAACGGAAGCCGACAAAAATCGCGGTTATAATATCGCACGTAAAAAAATCCATATTAACGGCGGTCACAATGTGGCTCGCCCTGTCCGTGGTGGTGGTCTTGGCGCGATCCATACTCCCCGCGGAGTAGTTACCGAAGTTTCCGACGAAGACCTCGAAATTTTATTGCAAAATAAGTCGTTCCAAAGGCACATGGAGGCGGGTTTTATTACAATAGATAAAAAAAAGGTCGATCCAGAAAAACGGGCGGCAGATATGGCCCCTGCGGACGGATCAGCGCCAATAACTCCCGCGGATTTCGTGAAAGGGAAGTACAGCGAAGAAGGTGCGCCGATTTACAAAAAGAAATCGCATGAAGAAATCAGAGAGGAAGTAATGATCGCGCCTAGTAAACAAAAGTCGAAAGGTAAAAGATAATGGCTCCAGTCATTTTGACATTCGATTACGCCTTGTTTATCCAACAAGTCCCGCAATACAGTAATCCTGCGGTTTACTCGCAAGCTTTATTACAAAACTATTGGGACGTGGCGACTAATTATATGTCAGATGTGGCTAACTACGGCGTACTCCAAGATGGGGCGCGTCAATATGGCCTTAATTTATTTGTAGCACACCTCGTATACTTGGCCGGTTTGATTGCGGCTGGTCAAGTACCCGGGATGATGCAAACTGCAACGATCGATAAAGTATCCGTCGGATTGACACCCCCACCGTTGCCGAATCAATTTCAGTGGTGGTTAGGTCTTACGCCATACGGCCAGCAGCTATTAGCCTTACTTCAAATTAAATCCGTTGGCGGTTTTTATATTGGCGGCTCACCGACAATTGGCAATTTCGCTAATGGTCGATCGCGAGTATGGTAGCTACCGTTCGAACGAAAACGGAAGCCGGAAAACATCTCGAAGTTGCGTTAAAGAATTTAGAAGGTAAAGTCGGGAAAGTAGGGTGGTTTGAGAAATCAAAGTATCCAGATGGAACACAGGTTGCCTATGTTGCCACTATTCAAGAGTACGGTTATCCAGCGCATAACATTCCGCCTCGTCCTTTTATGCGTCCTACAATTCTCAACAAACGAAATGAATGGGTTAAGATTGCAGAATCGGGCGCCAAGGCAGTTATTAAGGGCGATCAGGCCATTGACAGCGTGATAGAAGCTATAGGGTTAAAAGCCGCTGGCGATATTCGTAAGACCATTTCTTTAATCTGGACACCCCCATTGAGTCCGAGAACAATTCAAGCGCGATTGAATCGTAGGAAAAACAAAAAGACCGTAGGAAATTTAGACAAACCCTTAGTTGATACGGGTATAATGTTGGCAACATTGACGAACGTTGTGGAAAATGAATAATGGCACGTATACCGGGACAAAACCTTCTTAATATGGCGTTGAGCATTATCGCTCGACAGTCATTAAATTATTATCGTTTTTCCGGTCGTACTTTAAATTCTATCGGTCAGGACGTAACTATTTATGACACGCCGGTTATTCTAGTTGGAAGTTGGCAGCCAGTGCCGCGTCAACTTTATCAAGCTTACGGACTAGATTTACAAAAAGATTATTTTACGTTCTATTCGTCTAATAATATTTTAGATGTCACAAGGGATGTATCGGGCGATCAGATTGCTTTTAACGGTCAACGCTACCAATGCGAATCTAATAACGATTGGTTTCAATTAGATGGGTGGAAGGGCGTTCTATGCGTTCACATAGGGCCAGATGTTTCCGACGCTAAAGTTTGGGGTTTTGGTTCAACACCCCCAAATATCTATGTCAATTTCGGAAATGGTAATTTCCTCGGGGAACCTTCGTGACCGACAACCAGTTCATACAATTATTTTTACCAATCATCCAAAACGGGCTAATCGCCGATGGGTTTTTGGATGTGATTACCAAACAAGCGAATCAGCCGACGCAACAAGGCGCTAACACTGGCCCTACGGTATATTTCTTTAAGGTCAATAATAAACGTTACGGATTTCTCGGGCGTTGGGATACGTGGGATACCGGGTTAAACCAGATGACACATAAAGAGGCGCAATACTATGAAACAACTTTTCAGATTTCCGCTTTAGTTCGTCAGTTTCCGATCACGCCAAATCAATACACGGCTTCCGATCTCGTCAATGAAGTAGCAAGTATTATGCAAAGCGATAATACACGCGCTATACTGAATGCCTCGGGAGTGGGTATCTTGAGAGTTACGGACATCGTAAATCCGTACTTTGTGGATGATAGGGACCAGTTCGAAGCGTCACCTTCTTTTGATTTCACATTGACTTCACAAACGACCCGGGTATCGGTAGACCAGAAAATACAATTACCGATTTTATTAGATATTCAAGGAGTATAGAAGATGTCTATTAGTTTAACGCGATACGTTGATATAACCTCC